CCTCGGGCACCGGCACGATTTCGACAAGCAGATCCTGCGACACCGATATGCCGTCCTGCTCGGCGGTGACCGTCCAAGTGTCCTCGCCGCCGTCGGCCGGCACCAGGTCGCGGGCCAGCACCAGGTTGGTGCCGGCGATGCGCACGATGGCCGCCGGTTCGGCGTCGAGGTCGCCGACAAAGGTGCTGCCGTCCGACATCGAAACGCTGATCGCGGCGATGACCGCGCCGGCTTGTAAATTGTCAGGTAGGGTTGCGTCGGCCATCAGGTTGCCCCGTCGAGCGCTTCGAGACTTGCCCGGATAAATTCGGCGGCGACTTGCGGAATGATCGCGTTGCCTGCGGCGCGTAGCATGCCCACCCGGCCGGGAACCCCATCAGCCAAAGGGAAAACAGCGGGTTCAATGCGCCGCGCCTTGCCGTCGAGGCAGGCGAACCATTCGGCGTCAGACCAGTGCCCGCGACCATCACCTGGTCGTCGAGGTTCGATCGCCGCCCCCCGACCCGCGACAGTAGCCCGCCCCGGCTGTTTGCCCCGTCGCGCGCTTGCGGGCTTACCCAGCCCGCCGTTAGGACGACCTGGTTCGCCAATTGCTCGCCCTTCGCCCCGCCGCCCCGCTCGGCGTAACTGCGGGCGTTCGGGTGCCGGTAGTCGCGCCCCGTCGGCGTCGCCCAGCCCGCCAGTCGAGCATCGTTCCGCAATCCAAACCCCGTCGTGCCCCCTCGCGGCCCGCTGTCCGAATGCCGCGGCGTCGGCCAGCCCGCCAGCCTCGCATCCCACCCCAAGCAAGCCGCCCCGCCGTTCGGATTCTGTCTGTTCCCCGCCCCGCGCGGGTGCGCGTCGTGCGCTTGCGGCGTCGGCCAGCCAGAAAAAGCGCTGCCGGATATGCGGCGCGCCGACGCTCGCAGCCGGCAGATCGGCGGCCCCGACGGCATATCCCAAAGACTCCAAGTCAGCCCGTATTCCGGCGAGCCATTCGCGCCCATCCTTGCTCGCAACTTGTTCTCCAAAGATCGTTGCAGGCCGGCACTCGGCGACGAGGCGGTAAAAAGCGGGCCAGAGGTGTCGCTCGTCGGCATGACCACGTCGTTGTCCCGCGCTCGATAGCGGCTGACAGGGACAGCTTGCGGTCCAGGCTTCGCGCCAGGCGGGCCAATCGGCGAGGGCGAGGGCATAGGGCCAGCCGCCGATGCCGGCGAAGAAATGACATTGCCGAAAAGATCGAAGGTCGGCGGGCGCGACGTCGAGAATGCTGCGGTCATCGACCCTGCCCCCCGGTAAAGCCTCGGCGGCGATCAGGTTGCGCAGCCATTCGGCGGCAAACGGATCGTTATCGTTGTAGTAGGCTGCGGTCACTTGGTTTCCCGCCATTTGAGCCCTTGGTCGAGGGCGAGGCGCACCCGCTTTTCCAGTTCCGGCGCCTGCTCGGCCATGACGCGCGACAGGAACGGCCGCGCCAGCAACACGCGGGCGGCATAGGCGCCGCGGCGGCGAGCTCGGGCCCGCCGCGCATGCGCGGCGGTGCGGCCATGCGGGTTGCCGCCACCGCGGGCGCCCGCCTCGAGGAACAGCCCATAGAACGCGCGGGCGCGCACCGCGAACCCCTCGCCCGATTTGAACGGCTTGGCCGCGATCGACGCGGCGAGCGTGCCCGAGACTGATACCGGGGCGGCACCCGGTGCGCTCGCCCGATAGGCGCCGCGCCGATAGGCACCGCGATAGGCCGACCCGCCGCCCCCCGAATAGAGGCGCCCGCCGCCGCCCTTGCGGGCGATTGCCTTGCGGGTCGCGGTGCGCACGGTGCCCGCGGCCGAGCGCATCAGGTTGCGCAGTTCGCGCTTGTCGAGTTCGACCGTGCCCCACGACGAGATAGTCAGGCGCAATGCGGTCAATGCACCGCCGCCGGCGAGGGCGCCGGATTTTCGAGGAACCCGGCGAAGTCGGTTTCGTCCGCCATCGTCACGACCCGTTCGAGCTCGGCTTCCACCTCGGCGAAGCGCTTGCGGCCGCCCACCTCTTTAAGCCGGCGCACCCGGAAAATTTCGCCGCGCAAGGTGTCGTTATCAGGCCGCATGGTCGCCCGGATAATCACGTGCGTCAGAGGCAGGTAGTCGCACCAGCGCAGCCGGATCAAATGCGAGACGGGCGTTTCGACCATCGCCGAGTTGTAGAACGTCGAGGGGTAAGTCGGCTGTATGTCGGCGTGGACTCTTGCGAGCAGCACCAGGCTTTCGCTGATCGCGCCCTCGGGCCCCGGCGCCTGGCGCCGCTCACAGAGGCTCACGGGCCAGCGTAGGGCACCGATACCGCTGGCACCGGTCAATGCACCCGACGGGTTGTCAGGCATCGTCTAGGGCGCCCCAAACGACCACAGACGGTGCGCGCCCATCACGTTGTAGGCCGCCTCGGGCAACGCCGCCTCGACGTCGCCCCGCTGCTCATAGAGGTGTGCGGTCAAGATCAGGATACCGGCGCGCACCAGGTCGGGGATCTGCTCGGGCGTTTCATAGCCCGCCTCGTATTCGAACCGCACCGACATCGCCGGCATCATCGGCACGAGGCTCGGTTGAATCATGACCTGGCCGGGTTCAACACCAGCGTTGACGGTGTACAGTTCCTCGTCGGCGACTTTCATCTCGTCGACCGGGCCCCACGCCACCTCGGTCACCTTTTGCAGCGGCGCCCGCGGCAGTTCGATCGGCTTGCGGATTAAGGGCGGCCAGTTGAGCGGGAAAACGATCAGCGATTGCGGCACCAGCGGCGAGGCGGTCGGCGGCGGGCTGTTGGTGATGGTGTACCTAAACCCGGTCGGGCACAGCGCCCGATTGAGGTACGCCTCGGCCAATTGGCGGGCGGCCGAAAGGTAAAGTTTGAGCAGCCCGTCGTCATAGTCGTGGTCGATCCGGCAATGCTTTCGCACTAGGTCGAGCTCGACCGGTTCGACCGCCGACGGCGTCACGACTTCAAGCCGAGCGAACAAGACTCAATGCCACGATGACCAGGATCAGGTCCATTTACAGCACGTCGTCATCGGGCCCGCCGCCCTCGCGGTAGGGCGGCGGCAAGGGCAGGCGCAACGCCCATTCCGCATCGGCGGGTGCGGGGTGCTGCTCGTCCTCGAGGTTCACCTCGATACGCTCGGCCCGCCCGGCGGCGATCAGGCGCCTTGCCATTGCCGCCGGAAACACGGCGCAATCGCCCGCCATGTACATTTGAAACGTGCGTATGAAGCGCACGTTATACGAGACGCCCGACTCGCGGTTCGGGCGCACCAGGTGCGAGCGTGCCATTAGCGGCGCCGATGCGGTGCCGGCGCGCCGTTGTCAGGCGGCGTCTCGGGCCCCTCGGGTGCGGGTGGCGCATCGCCTGCGGGCGGCTCGTCGAGCGGCGGCACTATCGGCGGGTTGCCGCCTGGCCGATCAGTGAGCGGGCCCGCAAAGGCCGAGGTGTGCCCCATGCCCGCGACCACCGGGCCGCCCGCGGGTGTCGTCGGCGGGCCCGGTATCCACAGCACCGGCGCCGGGTCGGGGTTTTGCGCATCGGCGGGCCATGCCGCCGGCGCCTGCGCCCATGTCCGGTTAAGCGGTTGCGTCGACCACGGCGAACTACCGCGCCGAGCCGTATTCAGGGCGGGCGGATACCACGCGGTTGTCAGGCCGATCGCCAGCGATTGAAGGTGGCGCATGTTGAAATCATGCTCGGAAATCACCCGGAACAGCGTTTGGTCGCGTTGGAACGTCGAGACGACAGCCCCGTCGGTGCCGTAATAGGCCGCCACGTCCGAGGCATCGACCAGCACGTTTAGGGTGTCGGCAATGACGGTGTCGGCCATGTCGACGAGATAGATTTCGCTCGCGGTGCCGGGTGCGAGGTTAGCCGGGATCTGTTGCGTATAAGACCACGGGATACCTTCCAACGTGCCACCGGCGATTTCGTCCTTGTAGTAGAAATTTCCCACGCCATCGCGCCGGGTCGAGATAAAGCGCAAGGTCGCCGGGTTCATAAACCAGTGCGGCCGGATCATCCGCGACATGCCGTTGATAAGCGTCAGCATCAGCGCCGACAGCCCGTCGACGACGTTGTCAATGGTCGCCCCGGCAATCGTGATCAGGTTTTCCGGCAGCACCAGCGACCGCCACCCAATCGGTGACTTTCCGGTGCCGTCGCCGCGGATAAACGCCAAATCTTCGCGCCGGGCGAGCGTCTGAATCAGGTCGTCGCGCACGATTTCCTCGACACCAATTGGCGCCCGGCGAATCAGGTCATTCGAGACTGGTACCATCGCGGTTAGCTTTTTCGCCGACAGGTTCAAGTCGTCGAACACTTCCTGAGTGAGCGTAATGTCGTCGAGCTCGCCTTGATAGCCCGCGGTCGCCCCACCGGCGAGGCGCGGCAGGGTCATGTTGCCCATCGGCATGCCGACCGTCATTGGCGAGGCGCCGCGCACGACAGTCGCCGCCCGCAACAGTTCAATCAGTTCGGCCATGAAGTCTTGCGGTATCAGCGCGCCGCCCTCGGCGACCACGCTGTAATTCAGCGCCTTGATCTCTTTGATAACATCAAGGTCTTTAAACTTATGGTAAAGAAATTCGCACGCTTTGTCTTCACCAAACCATTTCTTGTGCGCGATGCCGATCATAAACCGCGCGGCCTTGAACCCGCGGCCCTCAATCACCGCGGCTTTCGGCCGCGCCCACACCCGCAGCCCGCCGCGGGAATTTTCGCCGAGGAACGCCGCCGACCCGTCGCCGCCGAGCTCGGCCGGCGCCCTGTTCTGTGTGCGCACAATGACACCTCCGAATGAAGCCTCGTCGCCCGAGCCGTTGCCGATTTCCTGGTCGTTGTCGTCGTTGTTCTCGGCGTTGTTGGCGTCGACCGTAAGCGCCGCCTCTAGCCGCTCGAGGCGCCCCGCCAGGTCGGCGATTTCCTGTTGCAGCACGGCAAATTCGGAAATCGCTTCCTCGGGCAGCGTGTCGCCCTCGGGCAATTCTTCCTCTTGCTTGGCGAGCTCTTTAAGGCGAGCGATCTTTTGCGCCCGCTGGTGCCTGATTTCCGCTAGACGCATAGTCTTGCCCTCCGGTTTGGCCGCACGCTCGCGAAACGTCGAATAACAAATCGCTGCCCGCTGTTCCTCGTCGTATTCCTGCATGCCCGCGTCGCCCATGCAGCGGCTGACAAAGTCTTGCTCGGACTCATCGCCCGAGGGTGTCGGAACAGGCATCGGGTCACCTCAACATGCCCGCCGCTAATGCCGCACGTTGGCGCCGTGCACGCATTGCATTCCACCCAGGTCGGATTGCGGCATTTGTGACGCCCGCGGCCGGCGGTTCGATTGCCGGGCTGTCGCCCGCCTCGACGAGCTCGCCCGGTTCGATCAGCGCCTCGGGGTTCGCCGGCACGCAGCACAGCGAAAATTCCATCAACTCTTGTTCGTGAAAGTCGATCCCGGGCCACCAGCCGTCGCCGCCGCGCGCCTCGTCCTCGCTGAAATCCCAAGCGAGCGGGCGAAAGCCAACGCTGGTCGCCGAAAGCCAGCCGTCCCTTGATAAGCGGTAAACGGTGTCGGCAAAGTCGCTCGCCTCGCCGTAGCCCGAGGGTAGGAACTTAACCGCGCTCGACAGCCGGGCGCCGTCCGCCACCAGGTCGACCGCCTTGCCGATCGGCAGGCTGTAACTGTCGTGCGCCCACAACACCACGGGGTTGCGCATGTAGTCGTCGAGGTGCCAGCCCGCTTGATTGATCGAATCAAAGTCGCGGTCGACGATGCCGGTTGAAATCACAAAGCGTAGGGTGCGCTCGCCCTCGGGCTCGACCGTCTCGACGGTCAATTTGCGCACCCCGAAAGCGTCGGCCGGCGCCAGGCGCCGCACCAGGCGCCCGCCTCGAGGTTCGCCGTTCAACAGCTTAAAGTGCCGCGGCGAAACTATCCGCATCCTCGTCGCCTCCGTTCGCCTCGCCGCCGCCCTCGGGCGGGATCATTTGCCCGATCGCCTCGGGGTGCATCGGGTCGCCGGTATTCAGCGGCACGCGGAAATCGTCGCCGCCCGGCACCGGGTTAAGCCCCTCGCGCATCCGCACCTCATTGCGCGACAGAAAGCCGTTGTTGAGGGCGATTTGATAAGCCGTGAAGCGTTGGTTTGTGTCGCCCTGCAACATTGGGGTGTAATCCCAATGCACTTGATAGAGGTCGCGCTCGTCGTCGAAAAATAACTGATTTGCAAGAAGTTCCTGCAACTGGTCGGTGTGCGACGTCAGGCAGTCGTCCCGGTATTGCTGTTGTGACTGTTGCAGGTTCGACCAGGTCGCACGCGAGAAATCCGCGATCTTGTGCGGCGGCACGCGGAACAGCCGGCAAATGTCGAGCACCTGAAACTGCCGGGTCGCGAGAAACTGCGCATCCTCGTTTGTCATTGAAATTTTATCGAATTTCATTCCTTCTTCTAAGATCGCGACGCGATGCGCGTTTTGTACGCCGCCATAAGTAGAGCGCCAACTTTCTGCTATGCGGTCGCTGGCTTCTTTTGATAATTTACCAGGATGCGAAACAACGCCGCTTACTTGCCCGCCTTGGCGGAACAGAATCGAGCCATGCTGTTGCGTTGCCAGTGCCAGGCCGACGACATCTTGCGCAAC